GCTTGTCTGGCTACGGATTCCGAAGCACTCACTAATTGTTGTGTAGGTGGTTTGGTCTGCGTCCCGATATTGGATCTTAAAAAAGCTGTATCTATCATCAAAGCTGGTGTATCTGCCAGCAATAATCTCCTTGCGATATGAGTCTTCTTGGGGATCATCGCCATCCTCCTGCCCGCCACAGAATTCAGAGTCAATATATTCCTGATACTTGCTGTATTCACCTTGATATGCGTCTGGAATTTTAAGTGAATTGAAGTTGGCGATGCCGTTTGACTTGATTCCTAAGCGTGACTTAAACCCGATTTCTATTGTCTTTGCGGCTCGCTCCAAAGTAAATGATGCAATGCTGCACCGCATCATGTGGCTGGTCTCTGTGGCATTTTTTGCTCGATACTCTGGGTTGAGGTTGTAATGGTCGTTGGTGAAATAAGGTCCACGCTCCAGGTTATTTTCTCGCCATTGATTAACAGTCCCTCCCTCAATGCACTGAAATGTATGCGTTACTGTTGTACCTGCGCCGTTTGCATCTGCTTCACTCTCAAATGGAGATGTCGATCTGGCTGTGCATATAAGCAATGCACTTCCAGCTTTGTATAAGTCTCCCACGTTGATGCTTTCATCGTATCCACGTTGCAAGCTGCTGATGGTGCTTGCTACATCGTCAGAATTAACTTCACTTGCTTCTTCTCCTCCAGAAGAGCTGTTGTTTGACTCAAATACCTGATCTTTGTCGCTTGAACGATAGATTCGATATTGGATGGTATCTCCTTTTGTTAGTGTAATTTCTCCCTCTGTAGCGCTGTTGGCAATAAAAAAGCCTGCCCTAGTGCTGAACATTGCCCGGTCTTTCTTGTTTTGCGCCACCTTTTGATTGCTATCTTGTCGCTCATATTCGCCGTCACTACGGTTCTGCCACTGAGTTACCGGTTCAAAGCGTTCTCCTAATTTGAATCCGAACCGGTTGCCGATAAAGCTATACAGACCAAACTCAGATTGATTGCTGGGAATGATCGCCTGGCAAAAGGCCGTGCTTGGTGTTTCAGTGCCGGCTTCGATGCAGTAAACATCTGCACCCGCTGGAGTGTTCACCTCTCTGTTTCCAGGGTCGTTTGCTGGAAGAATCCCTAACTGGTAGTAATCGCCGGGAGTTCCGCCCTCGATTCTGCCATTGCCCGGTGAGTAATAGATGGTCGCTCGTCCTGCTGTTTGATCCTCCTCCAGGTAGTACGCCCCAAGTGTGTTGTTGCCGAAGGCTGTTTGCTCGAAATCAATAACAGGCCCGTCAGCAACGTTCTCATCATTGGTCGCCTCACCCACCATGAAGAGTCCACGGAAAAACTGACCACCGCCGATCGACTGCAGCTGAGACCACAGCAGGTTGGTGTTAATCCGGATCCCTCCGTATTGGCTCCCGTCTATGTTCTCTCTTTTCGCGTAGACAATGGGCACCACGCTGCCAATCTCGACCACGTTCTGCACGTTGTCGAAACCAGCTTTTGGAGCAAAGCGGCCGCCCCGGACAATGTCTTGGCCGTCAACCGTAGATTCGTCTAGCTCTGTTGTCTTTGGCTCCTGCGGCTTTGGGGCCAGCAGCATTGATGCGCCGGTCAACAGCAGACCGATAGCCAGGTTGATCAGGATGATCGTGAACGGCTCTAATGCAACGATCTCCCCCGGCTCAAACCTGCTCTTTACAGCGCAATAATCCAGAAATTGAATGTATTGCTCCTCAGTCATGCCGGTGATGGCAATGATCTCGCGGTCTTGAGGGAGTAATACTCGACGGGCTTTCGGATCAAGCATTACAGCAGATTTACAGATCCTGTTGACGGCAAAGCGCCGACAATCTTTGAAGACAGTCTACGTCTGGGAACATCTGCGGTAACTGCATCTAATGGGCTAGATAACCTAAAAGCGATCCTAGATAAGTCGTTACTAAACCCGGTCATCATGAATGTATCCGTGGTGAAGTTGTCGCTCTCCCCAAGGGCTGGCGTCATGATCACTGTGTGGACTTTGACGATTGATCGCAGGTCGGCGTGTTTCTTAGCGATCGACATTGAAAGCGGGTTGTTGGCAAAGACCAACTGTGCATCGACGTTGGCCGCTTCTAGGTCAACTGTTGTTCCCGTGTAGCCAAACCCCGCGAAGGAGTACGCGAAGCCGTTGAAACCGCGCACCGCATCATGATGAAAGTTTTGGAAGTAATATTCCGTTCCTATCTCAACGTAGGTTCCGATTGCGACTGACATTAGGCAACTCCTGCACTACGGCGGGTTGAAGGCTTCTGGCGAAGATCCTTCAGTGTCATTGACCTGGCGCGGTTAGCCGTCTGAGTGAGCCCCGCCTGGAATTCTTCTGTTGAGACATAGCTCACGTTGTTGATCACGGTGCTTTGGAACTTAATGTCGATTGGCTCCGGGTTCTCGATAGCGGCGTTCTGTGCCATCTGCATTTCGACCACCCTTGAGCTTTGAACCGTGTTGGTTGTGTTCACCAGCGCCCCAGCCGCGGCAGCAAACGGGTTGGTAGCCCCGCCATCGTTTTCTGCATCTTCAGGAGTGGTGACTGATTGTCCTGATTTGATTGCTCCAGCTGCAGCATCAAACATGGCGTTCGTGCCGATGATGCCTGACTCAGAAGGAATGAATAGCTCGGGGCCGGTTTCGCCTACGAGGTAAGGCTTCTTAGGAGTTACAGGTCCGCCCAGTGCCAGACCAAAGTTTGGGCCTGCTGTTCCTAAACCAGTGAATTGGTTGAAATAACCCCCTCCACCCATGGTGTTTCCACCTCCAGCAAAGGCTCCAAGAATTGCCAAAATTGCCTTCTGCGCCAGTATCTTCATTGCCATATCAATGAATGCCTTGCCTATGTTTTTCAGCATCGAGCTGAAGGCCTCTTGAACCGTTGTCGTTCCGTCGATCAGACCGGTCACAGCACTGCTCATGGCGGTCGCCAGCTCTGACTCGATCGTTTGAGCCAGTGAGACGATCTGACCGCGAGTGTCTGTGATGCTGTTTTTCAGCTGGTTCATGTACTGGAAGATCGGATCCGCATTGCGGTCGGCAAGCTCTTTCCGCTGTTTGATCAGTGCCTTTAGTTCTGCCTTCCTCTCCGGGTTCAGATCCGTTCCCTCTAGGTCTGCCAGTGCATTTTTCAGCTCAAGCTGACGCCGCATCTCATCTGTCGTGGCACTTTCTAGTTCGATGCCACGTTGCAACTCTTGGATTTGGTCCTCAAATGCGCGGGTTTGCTCGACCCTGTATCGCTGTTCTCGGTTTGCTAGTGCAGCAAGGTCTGTCTGATATTCCAACCTTTTCAGGTCTGATTCGGCTGCTTTGCTTTCTTTAGTGAGATTCTCCTGCTTAATTAACGCAAGATCGTTAGCCAATCTCACTTGCAACTCTTCTCTCTCAAGCCCGAAGTTTTTAAGGCTCGCTTCCTGGCCGATTAGATCAAACCTTTTACGCTCGATACTTAGCAACTCTCTTTGCATCTGAATTGCTACGCGGGTGCGAGCAACCGTGTCCGCTGGGGTAGAGCCTGCCCTTGATCCTCCGTTACGGGTTTTAGTTTCTGGTGGATCTTTTCTATCAGGTCTATCGCCTTTTTCTTTACCTGTAGGTGGAACAAGTGGACTTCTTGCGTCACGCATCTTCTTAAGTTCAGCTTCAGCTAACTTCCGTCTCTTGGTAGAGTTGGACGCATTCCTGGCAGTGTCATCAATCGAGAACTGCGCCAAACCACCAATGAATGGTGCGCCCACTAACGGTTCCATGAAGTCCTTCGTGTTCGTCGCAAAACTCTGGTCTGCCTGTTCTACCTTTCGCAATCTGTTGACTTCATCAATTTGCCTCTTTAGGGACAGTTCATTTATCTTTACGATTGCTCGGTTGATTTCCTTGATGATGGTTTCAGCCAGCTCAAAGAACTGCTGCCCAATGTCTTTAAGAATTGGGTTCAAATTCTGTTTCAAATCTTCCATTGCTCGCGTGAGTCTCGCCGCTGCGTTTTCTGGCGCGTCACCAATGACCTGCGCATTCTCGTCATATTCATCAAGTAAGGACTTACTAAAACGTACAAAATCTTCGACAGAGATTTCACCTTTGCGCAACGCTTCGTCCAGTTGGCTGGTGGTGAGTCCTGCAGATTTCGCGAATTTTGAGAACGCTCCGCTTAATCTTTCGCCGATTTGACCTCTCAATTCTTCGGCCATTACGCGGCCCTTACTGAACACCTGAGTTGTCGCTAAAAGTATTCCGTTTAGCTGTTCTGTATTGCCTCCCAGTGCCAAGTTTGCGGCTGCTAAACCTCTAAATACCTGTTCAACTTCTGCAACATCAGATCC